ATGTGTATTCATAGATGTTTCCCTGAAACGCAGCCCAAGTCGGCTGATTCGCGCCGCCAATCTTTCCAGACGACATCGGCATATAGATATCGTCGAACACCGTAGCAGCACCGTTAAACACGACCGTCCCATCGGCCTCCGTCTCGGTATAATCCGTTGCATCACCGAAGTGAGATGTCCCGTCTACGATAAGATTGCTATTCATTGAAAGCGCGCCAGCAGCAGTCATTGTGATACCAGTTGCGCCGTAGCCACCGCCGATTTCTACGTTGCCAGAGGTGTCGATGATTATTGCATTATCCGATAGTACAGAACTATAAAATCGCAAGTCTCCAGACGCATCTTCGTGTACAATGTCCCAATAATCATCGTCGTCGTCAGTTAAACGCAATGTTGGTTGCGCTCCATACATTTCAACCAGTTTAGCAGGACTCGCAGTCCCTATCCCTACGTTGCCGGTAAAGTTTGCATCACCGATAACAGATAACGGATTCGTCGGATCATCACTACTCCCGATGTTAAGTCCAGTGGCATCCATCTTCATGACGGTGGTGTTGTTTATTCGGAAAAAGATATCAGCAGCAGTTGAAGCATTTAGATATGTATTCCCGGTACTGTTTTGCAATAACGCATATTCACCTACAAGTGTCCGTAAATCGTAATGGCTAATGAATGCATAATCAGCGAAATTCGTACTATGCAAACTCGTCCTTGCTGCGTTGACTTCTACGTTGGTGTCGGCTCCGAGTTGAATACCGTGGTCACCATCAATTTTCATTCTCACTGTCGAGCCAGAAAAATTACTACCGGTAGATATGATAAACTCCGTGCCCTCCATCCCGTTGTTGTATCGTCTGCTTGTGTAATCCTGAAGAGATAACGCTGCATATGGAGAAGAAGCATCTGCAGAATGTATCGAAATCGTTTGATCTCCAATCAAAGGAGCCGAACCGTATGACCCAACTACTAACTGATCTGTTATTATAACTTGCTCTGCCACATCCAACGTCCCAGCCATGTCTACGCCGGTTGAGTCTATGGTGACCAGCGTATCCGTGTCTAAATTCACCCCGTTAGAAATCTTAAACTTATCTGAGTCGCTATTATCAAGCCCCATTATGATACGCTCACGCCCAGTGAGTAGAAACTGAAGTATGGAATCACCTTCACCATCTTGCTCGATAGTTAATCCCGTTGCACTTCCAACCGTAGAATCATTCTGGTAAATATGAGCTTTTGAAAGGGGCACAGGAATCCCCATGCCTACATTGCCGTTTGACCCCTGTACGAGAAACGCATGTGTGCTATTATTGCTCTCGACCCGAAAGTCAACGTCTGTTGAGTCCTCGTTGAATATCGCACCACCATTGGCGGTGAGCACACCCGTCAGCGTAGTAGCTCCGGTTACCCCCAGCGTCCCAGCAACAACGGTATTGCCAGTAGCAGCAGTGACCGTGAACTTGTCGGTGTTGACGGCGAAGTCTCCGGTAACTCCAACTGCCCCGGTTGTTATCGTAAGCTCATCTGTTCCATTAATTCGTAAATCTGTTTGTGTTGGATGTTCAAGCACAGCGTTCGCGCCGCTCGTTTCTGTGAATATTTGTATTGGATCTATAAGCCCGTCTTCTGGTGTTCCCGGCGTTACCCAAGTATCACCCACACTGAACGTACCGTAAACAAGTGTTTCAAGTGTCGAAATATAAATCGAGTCTACTGCAATTTTAAGCGTACCAGCACCAGCATCAAACTCCATATAGTTTGTAGCATTACCTATTCGCCAATCACCTTCGGCTTTACCAGCAATGCCACCAGCACTTAAACTCCAATAATTATTAGCATCAATATCAAGCCCACCAGTTCCTGTAATACTACCAAGATTCGCGTTGATCGCCGCAAGGTTTGTAACATAAATTGCATCAGCAGTAATCGATCCGTCATGTAATCGGACACCTTCAATATTCTGTCCATACGCACCGCTCGGTATCATGTACAAAAACTTGATTTGTGCTTCAGTCAATCCAACACTCTTGTAAATACGAAGTTCATCTATTTTACAATCAAGTTTATTTACAGCCCCTATAAAAGATCCTATCAATAAATCATACGTATCATCTGATACATCTTCCACATTGGGCAATGTCTCTGCTTGCTTTACAGCATCAACCCACATCTCCATCACACCATCTTTTCGTTGAAATACAAAATGATGTGAACTAACGGCATCAATGGCTGCATCAGAAGAGATTCTATCCCAAGCAATAGCACCAGTTTTTACAATCTGAAAACGAATATCTTCATCGGTATATCGATAAATTATTAATCCTTCAAAATCCGTACTATTGCGTTTATCAAGTATTGCCCCATATGCTGCTTGTACCGCGTCATCAAATTTTATCCACATTGAAAAAGCAAAATCACCTATTCCAAATTGTAAATCAGCATGATCGGTAACAGTTCCGTATTGAGTAGTTCCATCCAAACTAACCGAATTACCTGATACTCCTGTAACAAATGTCGGCGCGCCGGTCCATGTAATGTCATGTCCACCTGTTATTACTGATAGGTCAAAAGATTTCAATCCTGTTTCGGGGTCAGATCCATCCAATGCGTAATATGCTACAAGATGCTCATTTACCTGTGTCATTGCATCTGGGTCAAGGTTCTTAGCTTTAATAGCGTTCTGTACAAGATCCCGTGCCATGCTTGGCTCAAGTGTTATTGCTACCGAAGCTGACCATGCTGTAGACACCGTATCGTCTTCACGCAAATACTTAAACTGAAAATAATATGTTTCAGATGTAACGGCAACGGTATCGTCTATTTCATTCGTTAACGGTAGATTACTAAACGTAATAATGTTATTCCGAATATCAGCATATCCAGCACCCACTTTCCATCGATCAGCATCCGTTCCTTTTGCTGTACCAGTATCAAACGCTGGTTCAAACCAATTCGAATCATCTATACTGATGCGTACACAAATACCCACATCTTCAATTAAATCATCTGTCGTAGCAGGTGTACTATATCCCATTGGCTGAATTGCAGCAGTAATTGATCGACCACTACCAGTGGCCTTAATTGCAGTCGCACCAACAGTTTCAGGCTCCCATGTGCCATACGTTAAATCACGCGTCGGATCAGCTATCATTGAAGCATATGCCGCACTTACATTTCCGTATTTATCTTGCGCTTTTACTCGATACCAATAACCATTACCACCCGAGATCGTAGAATACTCAGCTATTCCAATATCGTCAGTATAAACAGTGCTTTCATAATCGGCTTCTAATGCAGACCAATTTGCACCACCGTCTGTACTACGATCAAGATCGTATACGTATGGACCATTTGGACCACCAACAGGAGTCCATTCAGTAACAATCTTTCGCGGATATGCTGTTGCTTCAATTGATCCTATTGTATCAGGAACTACTGTATATTGTGGAGTAACTGGAGTACCAAACCATGCAATCGGAGATTCCGTACCATCATTTTCAAAAACCTGAATTCCGTAATCGTATGCTACATTGTCTTCTGAAGTTTCATCAAGTAATACAATTTCAGCAGCATTAGTTGATCCAATTATTCTTAAATCAATTTCTGATGTATTGACACGACGCCATATTCGATGACCACCACGTCTACTGTCTGGATCAGCAGCCGGAGTAAAAGCAATACTGATTTGCGCATATGTATCCCCATTAAGAGAATCTATTGTTGCATTCAATGCATATGTTGGTGTAATCGGATCTGTTGTTTTCCATGTTACAACAGAAAGGGTTCCATTCTTTTCAATTGATTGAACACCGTATTCATATTCTGTTCCGATTAAAGCTGTTTCGTCGAGATATGTAACCTCACCCTCTTCAAGCATCCCAACAGTCTGCTCATCAGCAGGACCGGCTTTAATTCGACGTAATATATTATGACCAGCACGTCTCGATTCTGAATCTACTCCGGGCGTAACAGTCAGTGTTACATGTCCATATGCGTCATCAGATGGAGCAGCTATAGTCCCATTCAACGTATAGGTTGGTGTAATCGGATTTGTTGTTTTCCATGCTATAACAGAATGTGTACCATCTATTTCAACTACTTGAACACCATATTCATATTCAGTTCCAATGAGAGGGGTTTCGTCAACATATGTGTTTTGTCCATTCTCTATAATGCCCTGAATCTCAGAATCAGCAGGACCGGCTTTGATTCGCCGGTACACGTTGTGCGAGGCGCGCAGTGACTGCGTGTCAGCGACAGGAGTGACAGTAAGTGTCACATGACCGTAAACATCGCATGTAGGGGCCGCCAATGCCCCATTTAACCCATACGTAGGAGTAATGTCTGTTCCATACCATGTGATTACGGCTTGATTATGATTTATATCATAGGCAGCGATCCCATAATCATATTTAATGTCAAGCGGAGCGGATTCATCAACAAAAGTAACGATGGCAGCGTTATCAATGTCACCAACATTAATAACCTGAGAACCATCAAAATTCAATCGTCGAAAGATCTTATGACCGGCCAAACCAGAACTATCAGTTGCTGTATAAACTGCACCATGAGTGTCATCACCAACGGTAAACGTAACTGTTATATGACCATATATGTCATTAGAAAGATTTGTGATAGCGCCGTTTAATGGAGGGATAGTTTCATTATATGCTAAGAAGGGTGTAGTCGTAGCACTCTCCCATACTGACCAACCACCCTCATCATCTTGAGTAGTTCGAGTCCGTACACGATATGAAAGAGTTCGACCTGTTTCTGCCGGGGGAGTTCCGGCGTTTGGTATGTTCTGATGTAAGAACCATGGAGTCTGTATAACAGAGAAACCTCCACCAGCCCCGGTTTTCCAATCTGAACCATCTGTCTCTAAAGCATATCCAGTTATCTCGTCATCAGAAACTTGAACTTCCCAATGACGTAAGTTTGTTAAAATGGTTAAGTAACCATTGTCAATAGATTGTGGTAGCCATTCAATGTGTATCTTATCAAGGTTTCCTGACGCCACTAAACCAATTACCGGTTCAGGTACTATATCACCATCACCAGCCGTAAAACCATCGAGTGCTTCTTCATATATAATAGTAATGTTTTCAATTGCATCACCAAGTTCGCTTTTACGCTGAGAATACAATTCAAAATGACTATTTAATACAGTACCATCTACAGCAATAGCCGTAGACATATCGAAAAGAACACCAGTTGGATCTGTATTAAGATAAGCATCAAGAGCGTCATAAGCGGCTACATAATTATCATATGCTGTTGCACCGGCTGTAATTCCATGAGTCGTAGCCTGTGTGAGTACAGCGGAATATTCAGCAACTAAGACTAACCATTCACGAAGCAGAATTATTTTCTCAGATACGGTCAAGACCCCATCACTCGTAAGCGATTCAAGAAGAGTTTGATTGGCATCGATTACACTAATGTCATCTTCAGTAAATCGTCTTACTGATTGTCGAACTAAAGGTGCATAAGTAGACGAATACCCTTTAATCAAATAACGAAAGATATCATCTTTTTCTTCATAGATCCGTTCTATAATAAGACCGGTAGCTGTTGTAGAATCATCAGTAGCTATACCAACATAAGTTCCAACATCTACTCTTGTTTCAGAATAGAAAGAATAAGAAAGATTTCCTAATTCAATGAACTTTGCAAGAGCTTGAGCAAGATCATTAGCTGTATCTATATCAAATATAAAACGTGAACCATATGAATAAATCTTTTTCGTATCAGCCACATTCTCTACTGTTTGTTTATTCTCAGAAGTTTTATATGTAACGGTAGCTCGAATATTGAAAACATACAGACTTTCAGAATCACCACCAGAATTCTTAAATCTAACAATGGCTTTCTTATTTCCAAATGTAGCCGGAGTAGGATTAAGGGCTATGTTTGTATAATCTCCATAATCCACAACTAATGCATGTGCTTCTGTTTTCAATATTTCAGAAAAATCACTATCAAAAGCTTCTAAATTATAATCAAGATTTTGTACAATGGCTTCATTTGTTAAATAAGAAATACCAGCATCATTATATTTCTGCCCAACCTCTTGCTCAACACCGGTAGTAGGATCTATTACGTTTGCTTCCGGGGGATAATATTCACCGGCTGGAATTGGATAACCCTCAAAATTACCATATGTATCGTAAGGCAAAGGTTCCCGATAAATAAGAACATCAGTTTTTAGTCCTATTTCATTCCAAATTACAGTTGCAGCCTCATATTCCTGTTCATCGCGCTCACTCGGAGTAATAGATCTCGCAATATTATCTTCATCAAATTGAAATATTACTGCTTCAGCTTCTTCTAATTTCCATCTAACCGGTGCAAATAATCCGCTCTCATTCCAATTAAGAACATAACCATTATCGTAAAGCAGTATTCCTAATAAATCAATTACACTCTCATCTTCTGATGAAGGCGAAATAGCATCCAGAATTGTATCTATACTAATTGTATTATCAATCAGATCATGAGAAAGACCTAATATATCGAATGCATTATGTACAGCGGAATTGGCAGTATCATCTGGATCTAATATTGCATTACTTGAAAATACAACATCACCAAAATCACCTTCAAGATATAATGAAAAATCAAGAGCTTCAAGTTCTACTATAACAGTATCTTGAACCCCATCATATTCGCGTTTCCTTGTAGGTGGTATGTATCCAACAAACATGGATCGAGATGTTAAAAGCTTTGCTTTCTCTTCGGCTGAGAGTAATCTGGCATAGAGTCTGAATTCATCAAGATCACCTTCCCATGTTTGAGTAGATGATCCATTTGCAGCTATTTGAAAATCACCAGCACTATCTATACTACCAAGAGCAGCAATTGATTTAACATCCGTCTGAAGAGCACCATCAATATATAAAGAAACATCCCCTGACCGATCACCCTCTACTAAAGCCAAATGCCATGAACCATCATCAATAACTGAATTACTCGATATTTCTACAGATGTGCCGCCCACGTCTTGTACTCTAAATGTTAAAAGATCAATAGCTGTTTTTCGTAAAGAAATAGCCCCATCTGCATTATATGCTGATTTACTATAAAGGAATTCAATTGCACCAGTACTCGAAGTTCTGTACCATATAACAGCAGTAAAATCTGTAGCAGATCCAAAATCAAAATCAGCATGATCTGGTACATTTAAACGAGCGGAAGAAGCAGCATCAAAGTTTAATGCATTACTGGATATACCATCAATAATTGCTACTGTACCCGCTTCTGTTGCATGATGATTGCCGCCACTATTATCATGTTTAATTGCACCGGATGTTTCATCAAATGAAATCCATGCTTTTAAATCGTCATAATCAGGTGTTAATTTACCTTGTGGTGAAATAGAATCAGCAGCATCATCTTCTATTTTAACAAGAATATGATCTGTAGTAAGTACGTCATCATATATATCAGAATCATATATTACGGAAAGAGAAACTTCATCAATTGCTCGATGAAAATCATCTGAAAAGGAACGCTGTGTAACTGTTAATGTGTCTTTGATATCATCAGTAACATCTACCCAACCCGCTCCGAAGTCGAAATATACTGATTTTGCCATTAGATTTATGAATAACCTCTCGCAGATCGTGTACGTAATTTCTGTGCAAGATAGTCTACCAAATTATTCTCAGTAAGTACAGAACCCTCTATATTAAAAATATAAGTATCTCCACCACCATTATCGGAACCACCGTTAGAACCAAGATCTGTCGTATAATCACTGGTTGTAACTCGTGGTTTTTTAGTACCAGTACTTGAATAATCTGGATTAATAGCAGGTGGTGGTGCCACCTCATAAGTAGTTCCATCAGGCATAGTATATTGCTCTGGCACATATGCTGGTATTAAAGATGTTGCCAAAGTATTCGCTTTTATTAAATCTAATTCAGTATTGGCTATGCCTAATGCTAGATTCGTATCTATAATAGCGTCGGCTATATCATCTATACCATCTAAATTACGAATCCAATAATCTTCTTCAGATTCTATAAGCGGTAAATACTTATCATTAATATCTTGAACTTGAGATTGATAATCAGTAGCGGATATAGCCCCTACTTCATATAAATCTTGTAAGCTATCTATTTGTGTATTCATTGCTTTTTTCAAAGCAGATTGTAAAGCAGACAATGTATTTTCAAGAGCGTCTTTTTTGGCTTCAAGAATATCAGTAAACTCTTCAATGTTTCTTATAAACGGTTTCAATTTTTCTATTAGAGTTACCTCAGTTCCAAATAAAGAATTGAACCCTTTTATGACTATATTCCATGAATCAATCATGGCATTACCAAGAGGAACTAATGCTTCATTATTAAACCATGTAAATGCTTGAGTAAGAAGTTCCGCAGCCATACTTAGTAAAGGTAATATTCCAGTTAAGTTTAAAACAATACCTACTACAGAACCTATTACGGCACCAAAAGATTGTAACATGGTTATTAAGTTCATAAAGCTTGAATTAAGAAAGCTATCAGTTACTTGTAATAAACCTTCCATCATTGTTCCTAAAAACCCAAACACTTTTGCAACATTCTCAACAGAAAGAACCGCTTCAGCGAGTGCCATTAAAAACATAATAAGAACATTACCACCAGCTATTAATTCACCAATATCTGTACTTTCTATAGCTAATATAAGAGATTCCATTGTAGCTTCTATGATATTAGCAATACCACCACTACTTATATTACCAACTATACTGTCTTCTATCTCAGTCCAAAAGTCAGAATTACCATTTGTCATTATATCATATTGATCTTGATATAACTTATTTATCTCTTCTTGCTCAAGATGTTTAAGTTTAATGAGTTCAAGATCAAGTTGATCACCGGCATAAAGTAATTGAAGACCAGCTTCTTGATAATTGTAAATATCTTTTACCATTTCCAATTTTTTATCAAGAGTTTTAGTAGTTGTTTTTAGCTCTTCTTGTAAAAAACCTGATTCAATATCAACACGTTCCTTAACTTCTGCTATTTGATTTTGACTAATAGCTAACAATGCTGCGGCCCATTGCATGTCTATTTCTTCCAAAGCAATAACCATTTCTATACCATCAGTGGTATCACGAATCAAACCCATTCTTTCTTTATAAAGATCATTTACATATTCTACTTGCTTTTTATAATCACCAGACATACCTAATTGTTCAGCAATTATTTCCATGTACTTAGCATGTAATTCCCGCTTTCCATTATCAGCATTTTCAGATATTCTTTGAGCCTCATAATCGTAACGTTTATCAATTAAATCCATAGCATAATTTTGAAGCTCTTGAGCAGTATCAAATTCAAGTCCGTATTTTTCTTTTATCAATTCTTTTGCTTGCTCAAAATTCTCCATATCATTTTTAAGAGTTTCAATTGCTTGCCGTTTAGCAAGATCTCTTTGATATTCATTAACAGCAAATAAATTTCCCATTTGATCTTGTAAAAAGTTTGCTGAAAACTCTTTATCTTGTTCAATGAGTTTATCAAAACCGGAAATCCATGAGTTTAACCAATCAGTACCAGTATCTTTAACATTGGCTACAATTCCTTTTAATCGTTTATACTCTTCTATAAGAGCTTGTACGGAAGAACTGTTAGCATCAAACCATTCTTCTATTGGCATTTGACTACGAGAAGCTTCACTAAACATATCTTGAAGTATTATAAAAATAGTCTTCATTTGATTTTCAGCTACTTGTGCATAATACTTGCCTTCATCAGATATTAAATCACTGAGAATCTTTGCATCTCCAAGTGGAGCTTCAAAGCCTTCAAGATAAGCTTCAGCCGCCACACGACCAGCATTGGTTATAGGTGCCACAATTCCATTAGCAGATTCAGTGAAAGAATCGAGAGTTACACCAAGACGTTCCGAAAGCCAATCCCACCAATGACCACCAGAATCACTCATGCTTGTTTTTGAAAAATCATCTTTTAATTTATTAATCATTCTTTCAGCAGCACCCTCAACTCCGAGCATTACATCAAGAATAGAATTATAAAATGGTAAATAGTCTTGCTCATATGTAGAAACAGCATCATTTATCTCTTTAGTCAAAGCTGCAATATCTTCAACATCTTCACCACGAGCGATCAAACGATCTCGAAGTTCAATCTGATCTTTAATGTTAGTATTCATAAGTAAAAGCTTTATAGACATGTCATCTAAATAAGCTGTAAATTCAGGTGATCTTGACCAATCTTTTAAATCAGATATAATACCAAGCATACCTTTAATATTAGTTTTAAGCTCACCAGTATCCATAGCTGTACCGATAAATTCTGGATAAGCTACAAGTAAATCTCGAAGATTTTTTACTTGAGATTGTAAATCTTTTCCAACTAATTCATTTACAGTTTGTCTAAGTACACCTAACGTAGCTTTCAATACTAACGGATCATAAAATTCCATCCAAGATTTATTTGTATCTAACTGTTTTTGAATATTAACAATTTCACCAGCTAAACTTAATGCATTTTCAAATTCCCCTGACAATTCAGCCAAATCAGAAATCTGCTTATCCATACCGGGAATAAAAACCCATTCCCCTTCTTTTAAACGAGCAAGTTGTCTTTTCTCTACAAGGTCATTAACCTTCTTTTCTAAAGCCTCAACCTCTATTGCCGCAGAACGAAATTTAGCAGCTAAATCCCCCATTACCATAACCAAAAGACCAATACCAGCTATGACAGCCCCTGTAGGAGAAAATGCCGCGAGACTTAATCCAGAAAATTTGTTTATCGCAGCTATAATAAGTTTTAACGCAAATAACAATCCACCAGCAGCAATTAGAGTTTGTATAAATTTCTGTACAGTTTTATTTAAATTAGAAAACCCTTCTATAAAGAATAGAACAGTATTCAAAGCAATAGTAAATACTTGTCCAATGATTTCACCAAGATCTTTAATAGAATCCATATTTTCATTAATTAGCTTAGTAAGAATAGGAAGAGAATCTTTCAATGTTAAAAAGATTCCTTCTGTAAAAGCACCAGTAGCTACCTTACTTAAGTTTTGAAATGATACACGCATACCTTCAAAAGTACCGGCAGCTACTTCCATCATTCCGGCAAACTTCCCACCTTCCGAGGTCATCGCTTGAAATGCATCTTCTACTTCTGCAAAACCAACCTTTCCTTCTTCAGTTAATTGTTTAATCTGCATAACCGGAACTTTCATAACTTCAGCTAAAGATTCATATATAGGAATACCTCTCATACCAAATTGCATGAGGTCACGGGCGTACGCGCGTCCCTGAGTTTTTAATGTTCCATATAAATAAATAATATCAGCAAGACGTATACTCAGCCCTTTTGACACATCTCCAAGCATATCCATCGTTTTAAGAATATCAGTTTCTGGAATACCATAAGCGAATAACTGTCTTGCACCGGCAATAGCGTCTTTAAAAACCAAAGGCATATTTAATGCATAATCTTGAAACTCTTTCATCTTTTCTTTGGCAAGATCAAAATCACGAAGCATTACACCAAATGCTAATTCCGTTGATTCTATAAATGCATTAAAGTTAATGCCTTCCATTCCAAGTTTCATAACACCAATAGCTAATAAAACTTGTCGAGCCATTCGAGTAAGTGCGGCGGTGCTGTTATCTATTTTTTTAGTAGTGTCTTTGGATTCTTTCTTGACACCCTTAAGAGATGTTTCGGCTTTCTTGAGAGCAGTTATGGCCTGATCAAGTTGCGCTTTAACAGCAATAATTGTCTCATCAGCAACAGCACCCGGCATAACTACTCTCCCTATTTTTTACGTCCCTTCTTTCCAGTTTTTGACGCGGCTTCCTTTTGTTTTCTATCCATTTCTTCTTTCTGAATTACATTCTCTTCCTGTTCAAAAGCAAGATATGAAATGACAAATGAAAGATTCTCATTTACCCAACCAATACCACCATTCGGATTACCAAGCGTTTTTGTAATATTGTAGTACGTCAACGCATTGTAAAAATCAGTAGTGATATAGTCTTTAATCTGACCAGCACGAACCACAGTGCCGCCTACGGCGAGTTGTGGAACGTGCTCACGCCCCTTTCGTGGAACGAAAGTATGCTTACCGCTTTTAAATAAACGGTAAGCTATTCGGAGTTTTTTGAGTCTACATCCTTTTGAAGTATGGCTTGAAAATACTTTGCGAGTTCATTTACAAGCCCACTTAATGACGCCGGAACCCAATCAGTAAAAAGATCAGCCGCTGTTACAACAGAACGAATATTCTCTTTACCATCAGCACTTTTTTGAACACGTTTAATATCAAGATTACGAATACCGGTAACCATCCCTTTTACAATCTTTTCCGGGTCAATAGTTGCATCGGCCTCGCCGCCTTCCGTAGTACCATCAGCCCCGATCTTAAACCGAACTTGTGGCTTTTGGAGAAGTTGCGATTGCAACTTCATTGAAGGTTCTCGATGTTCAATGATAATAGGTTTTGCTTTTTCCTTATTACCATTCCATTCCGGGGTATACTCGTTCTCAAGAAATACTGTAATTTCCATCTTTGATCTCTCCCTCTCAGATGAAACAAAAAATAAGGCCCCTCATGCGAAGGGCCTATAAACCCTAATTACATTTCTCTATTAAGTGTCTTCAGCTATGGTGATTCTGTACAGAACCGGATCAGTATCACCAACAAGTCTAAACGGAACATCCATGTTGACCGCTTCTGAAGAATTCATTGGTAACGAGAAATTGAAGAATTCTACTTGCATAACCGTCGCGAGAGTCACATCACCAGCAGCCGTTTCTTCGCAAAGGTAACCAACAATATACAGAGAGTCGGTTAATTTTGAACTAACCACTATAGTCCCAGTTGCACTGATGGTTACGATATCGAAATAATAATTAGCAAGATTATCAGCAGTATCAGTTTCGCCTTTAATGAAAACAAAACTTGCGCTTCCATTTGCATCAAGTTTACCTTTTCGATACTTCTTGAACTTATCATTCAAGACGGTAACCTCTACTTCATCACCAGTCAATTCAAGTGACCAGCCAGAGAGGTCTACCATACTCGATAGAGTAAGAAGTTTAGCCTCATCATCAGCAGTAGCGTCTACATCGCAAGGAGCATAAAAGAAATCCCCTACTACCAGATCACCAAATTTACTCGCTGCCGCAGCTTTCGCAGTAATTAAATACCACGAATCTTCTTCGAAGGTGGTGTCTTCAGCAATTGCGGCAAGACTACCACGAGCCAAACGACCATCATCACCTATTAACCTTTTTTCCTCTGCCATCGTTTTCTCCTTTTACGTCCTTAAACGTAGAATACAATATATAGTTCTAAATAACAACAGGTGTAGGCCGAATAATTATAGCTTTTTCCTGTGCAGTTACCTGAAACGTTGACCTTGTAGATCCTGAAAAACCATCCATAGTATAAATAATAGAACATCGAAGATACAAATCCTTTGAATCATACATATCCCCTCTATAAAAATCCGTATAATTCAAAACTGTTTCAGCAATAGCCATAGAATCAAATTGATCTTCAGCATCAGCATGTATATGCATAATGGTTTTTGGATTTATGAATTTAACAGTTAAACGATTTCTTTTACCGGGATTAGGTATTTCAATAATAATCCAAGGCATAACAGCAGAAGATGGGGCTTTATGAAGAAACACATTAGAAGATCCAAGCACCGTAAGTATATCTGCTTTTGATCTATAATATGTAAGAAGATCTTTACTTATCATTTTATGATCTCCACTTTAATCCCTTTTTTATCAATGTATCGTTTCACTTTAGGGATCTTTCTAATTAAAGTAGAAATTGCTTCTTTCATATAAGTATCGGATATATTCTCGGCATGTTCTTGTCCTACATTTTTAAAAGGAATAGCATAAGTTCCTTGATACCTTATTTTCTTTATAAGATATCCAGCAAAATCCTCGTCAAAACCATGACGAACACACCAATCAATAATACTTGCAACAAACTCTTTTGAATCAAGATTCGTTTTATGAGAACTTGTCCCATAATTAAGATACTTCCCTTTCGGATCAGCAGTACCGGCTTTAAGAAGCAAAGACTTAGTTTCGGGTGAAATAACATGTTCTGCTTTCGCTCTTGGTCCAACTGGTCCCATATTCGGATTTCCCGGTCTTACTTCACTTGCTGGGAAATATTTTGTGGTCTTGGCCGGTTTTGAAGCTGCCGTAATTGAATCATAAAGATGACCTTTATCTATAGCTGGATGTTCACCATCACCGATTTCAAGTGTTTCTCTCATCTTATCCACAACTTCAAGACCTATTTTGTTCAAAGCAGAGTAAGCCGCCTCATAAAGCCCTTCACGAATAAATGAGAAAACAGAAGCGTCCTTTTTAGGTGTTGATGTACTTGATTCCATTATGTACTCACCGTTCTACGCCACTGAGTTTTACCTAAATAAAATTCAACATGAGGCAAAACATTATCCATTTCCAATTTTAAACGAACATGATATTGTTTATCATCAGACGTATTTACCAATTCATCTTGCTCTTCTACTGAATCAATATATTGTGTATCACAACTCAATAGATTTCGAACATCAGCAAAATCTTGACTATTTCGTATAGCATCAGAACCAGTGACTGCGAGAAGAGTGCCTATGACAGTACCAACCTCTAACCAAGTCTCGCCTAAACCATCAGCATCAAGTGTTTTTCGGAATACTGTAAAAGTCTTTTCATTAAAGAACATATTACGTTTCCATTATCTGAGTAATTATACCGTCGGGATCTCCTACTACAGAAATTGAAGGCATCTGAGATCTACCTAAAGCAGATAAACGTTTTCCATATTGAGTCATACTGAGATCAGAATGACTGCCTTTGTCTTCTTTATGTTTAAAGGAAACAGAGGCATTGCCTTCTCTTTTATTTGTAATCAAACCAGAATCACCATTTGGACGTTCCGTATTTACAGCATTCATATGCATCGCTCGAAGTGCAATTGCATATTGATACTGATCTCCGAAATGAGATGAGGATGTTAAAGTGGTAGCAATAGTTATATAGTAAGTCATTTTTGTCGTAGCGGCAAAAAGTGTAGGATTTTCAACTTCTATATATTCGGAAGCAATCATCAATTTATCCTCATCTCACTCAATTTATTGTTTCGCCACTCCGACACCATCTTTGTTGCCAGAATTGATTTTCTCAATTTGTTCTTTTATCAAAACCCGAGTCTCATCTCGCGACTCAGCTTCATAGTCATCAGTTCCATTAAGCCACAATTCCAATGACTGCATATTGAAACAATTCGTGACGGCTATTCTTGCTTTTTTCGGCTGAAGTCTACGTAAAGGTTGTCCAAGATATTTAATTATCGGCTTTCCTTTTTCTTCAGAATCTTCATCACTGATATAGTCGTCGTCACCCTCTTCTACAGTCTGACGTTTCCCGAATAAATCCAACACACCAGCTTCAATGTACCGATTCAAAGAATCAATAACTCCCGGCCAATACACATCAAGTACTTCATTATAACCCGGAATAATTGAAACTTGGATACCACCACCAGTAGTACCATGCGTAGCTTCAATTTCTTTCATTTCAGGGTTAATTACAGGAACGGATAAAATCCGTGCCCCTTTCCAATTAACTATCATCTCATCTTCTCCCTCTTAAAAAAGATTTTGGTTATATATGTACTCCCTCAAAAAGTCCCCAAAGAGGCCGAAGCCTCTAAGGGGCAGAGGGAGAGACACATCAAAATAGACCTTTAGATCTGGTCTGCAATTGCAATACTCAGGGGGTAGTACACAACTACTCCACCTGTCGAAGCATGACAAGGAATGGTATATTCCATACCAGTCTTCTCAGCATCAAGTTGTTCGAAAGCTAACGGAATTTCCATCGTAAGATGTTCCGCATCTCTCGTGTAAGCGATCATCCGATCAGTAGCAGCACTATCAGTATCAACATCGCCGCCATCTTCGAGTTCGCCGAGCCAATCAATAGTAATATCAGGATTGTTCCTTTTGAAAAACTCGTAAATGGTTGTATCAGTTCCAGTTCCAAGACGAGTATTTTTAATAAGGGTTAATTGAGCCAACGGCATCAATATGGTATCGGGATATTCTTTTGCCGACGTGATCGAAACAATCGCCGAAACGATTCCATTCAAGTCAATAAGAATCTCGGTAGGAGTTTTGGTGGTCCATTTAGTATCACCACTCGCACCATTCGGAGTCACATATTCGTTGACGCCGGGATAGTCAATAAACCCCTGAATATTATGGGCTGTATTACCAGTCAGGGCTATCGTATTGATTGCTTCATCAATTGCTCTACGAGCGGCCTTCGCTCGGCGAGGCTCAAGATCCCGACCAACCATTGCAGATCTACGAATCTCAGGTATGGAATAACCATAACTATCACCAAGATCATAAATCTTCGATGTATTTTCCTCACCATACACATCTACCCGAGGGAAGTCATGTGCATAATCAGCTATAATTCGGGCCATTCCGTACTGACTGAACTGACGCCATGTTATCTCAGTAGCACCATTAGGCGCTTCGGCTGAAACCGGAATGAATTGAAAAGCTCGAAGATCTTTGAACTTAACATCGTAAGTTTTCGATTTTACGTGCTCAAGCTCACGTTCAAAGAACATCGATTCCGTAGCATCGAGCTTTAACGGATTTTTACGTGCAGTAACCATTTAGTTTACCTCTCTTTCCTTTTTAGGTTATTGGATTACGTCGCGGTCGGGTCGTCTTTGTACATGCCATTGAGTTCAACAATAGCAAGATACTTCGTACCCACAAGGATTGCTTCAGATCGGAAGAATCCACCGATAACGTAGTTTGTCACTTCGTCGGTAAACTTTCCATAATTTTCATCAGTAGCATCCACGATGACATGAGCCTCTTTATTCGATATGTCAGAGTTATTCTCAACCTCTACCCATACACGGCCTTTAGAAAGAACGTTCATCGCATCATACGCCGGATATTCTCCCTGCGACTCTCTAAACGAACGTTGTGAGATAATTGCTACACCAGCAAATACCAAACTCAAATCATTTGCGTCTCCAACTTCAGCAACGCTGGCTTCACCAACATCAGCAAACACCGGATCACCAAAATCGAAAGAGTCTGTGCTTTTAACACTCATCGTTTCGATCTCTTTATTGAGACCATCAATAAGACCGGCTCTGGCATGGTCCATCAAATCATATGCGCCCATACTATTTCTCCTTTATTTAGTATGAAGATAAAACAAATCCTTTACGATTTGTCGGTAGCTCCGAGAGAAGCATCCTGATTCCGTTTAACCATACGTGCTCTTGCATCTTCAACGGTATCTGCATGCTCACCTTTTTCTTTTCCGGTGACATCAACATGAGAAGCTCCACCGGCTTCACGACTTTCCTCATCACCTTCGTTCTCGTCTTCGATCAATTCAGCAATGGCGTCGAATCGAGCCTGTATATACACATCATCTTTTTCATCCAACTTGGCAGCCGGATACTTGGCAACGATTACGGCTTTCTTGATATCAATATCAGTCATGCCGTCTTTAATCTCGACTTTGACGAAATCAGCAACAATCTTCGTTGCAAGAAATGCATCAACACGCTTCTGAATCTCAGCTTCATCAATTTTCGTCTCTTCAAGAGTTTTCACCTTATCGACAAGAACAATATTCTCATCTTTAAGAGCGTCACGCTCACCTTCTACTTTCGAAAGATCTGCCCGAACAGTGACCGTCTCTTCGACGGCAGCGTCGGCTCTTGATTCTGAGATTTTAAGCGCCTTAATCACATCAGCTTCGGCCTCAAATTCTACTCCATCAAGAATAATTTTCTTCATAGCCATATTAATCTCCTTTTCCCTTTTAATAGGTTCATTTATTTCTACGGAGTCAAGACGAATTCTCGCCGCTTCCCCAGCACGCGCCTGATCAACTATAGCAACATGGTTATAACGAATATTCCGTTGAATGGCATCATAAGAAATCCCAAGCCAAACAGAACCGGGATCTGCCTGTTCTACATCAGCAGAGTAGCCACAAGATAAAGCCCGCTTTCCATTTTCTACTTCAACTACGGCTTCTTTATCTGTTATGATAACGTCATTAGACACATGCAGACCATCTGAATAACCTATCATTCCCCATTCTGGATCTCTATATCGAGAAGGACCGTTACCAGTATGCCCTACTTGTAAATCCTTTACATTATTAGAATCTACAAAGACTGACGGATGATCAAGTGTAACCGGGATCATTTCCATTGATTTCATTGTCTCATATGAAAACACTTCTTCCGGTAATCTAAGTTCTCGAATGATCTCACCATCTACGATATAAGTGAACACACCTACATTTGTCAGAACTGCTCGACCGGATAAATAGCCTTCCGACGTTCGTTCAAATTTAGATGACATCCAATCAGGGGATTGGTCTTGATCAATTCGAGTAACCATTTCTCTCTCAGGCATATACCTTTCCCTCTTTAAATAAGAAAGAGACTATTTCCGATTTGGAAATAGTCTCCGTTATTTGGTAGGCTAATCTGAATTAACTATATATGTAAAAACAAATGTATGTCAATAGTATATCGTTTTTTCTTGAAAAGTTATATTTCCTTACTGTGAAACAACTTTCCCGGCTCTCGGACCTTTATGTGCGATTAATATTCGATCAGGAACAGAAAAACGTATACGCTCTTGCACCGTAACATCCATATAACCACTTTGATTGAGTTCAATCACGATAGAACCCCAATCAACTGTTCTTGACTTTTCTCTGATATAATCAAGTACACGTTCAGGTACACCATTTTTAACATGTGGATTATCTGCTTTTTCACTCATAAAACCCCACCTCTAAGATCGTCATCAACTTGTTCAACTATTTGGCCCAAAAATGGTCGCGCTAAACATCTGCAAGAATATGCTTGACCGGGATGAACATGTTCCATCTTCTTTGTTCGGGGTAGCCAAGTAACACCCAAATCAAGTGAATATACAGTAGGATCATCCCATCTACAAATTAAGCCTTCCATTAACCAATGTGAAGGAATCGACTTTGGATATAAACCGTCTGGCCTACCACGAACTTTTTCATCAGCTTGAGTTTGCCATGTATAAAATTCGATACCTAATGTAAGCTGCATTTGTTTAGTAATCTCAGCATGTAAACTGCCAATTAAATCTCGTGCCAAAAATGAAGCTCGTGTTTTTGTTAATCTCGGACCTAATTCATGTATCCGCTTCACTATTTCAGTATATGGAATATCTTCTTGAACAGCCTTATATACAAGTTGTCGAACACTACTCAAAAAATCAGAAGCACTACTTGTTATTCTTTTTTCAACTTGTGCCATCCAATTCTTTTTAACGACATCCCACCATTCTGTACCACCATAAAAACTCTCACCTAAAAACTTTTTTAACTGCCGAGCCAATTCACCAGATGAAAAAGAGAGTACAGATTCAGCGATCTTGTCTATATAAGCTGTGACAGAAACACCCTGATCTGTACTCTCTATAATTGCTTGTATTTGATCATCTAAACTGACTATAAATAATTCAAGTTCAGATTCAAGTGAATCTTTCCTTTCACTATTATGATAAATATTCCACTCCTTTTCCCAACGATTAAACTGTTCATCAAACCACGAATAAAATCTCTTTGTCACTTTCTTAAATACAGAAGAAATGCCAATCTTCATATGGTTCTCTAATCCAATTGGAAACCTCATATGTGTTACTTTAGGAATGTAAGGTCTCGTTTTTCTTCGTGACCATTTCTCAAATCTATATATTTTCAGCGCACGAATAAAAGATTGATTACCTATCACTTATCTTCCTCTTCTTCTTCCTCTTTCTTTTCCTCAAATTCCTCATCATCATCAGGATCATTTGACATAATCGGAAGATCGGGAAGAGCCTCAAAATCCTTGGGTCCGAGAACATCTTCAAATCTCAACGAATAAACCTCTTCTGGTGTCAACACACCATCCATAATATAACGTTGATCAGCATCAGCTTGAGTCCGAAGCACTTCCGACCGTACACGATCTGTATCAACTGCTTCTTTTTCAGATAACTGTTGTAATGGATTCCATTTATAAGGTGGTGCTTCCATATTTAATGTAGAAGCTACTATAGAGATCAGCATAGCTACCGCTGGATGAAGATCATTTTGCTGTTTAGCTTTTACAGCATCATAATAATTCCGCATGTCATTCTCACCAGTAGCATTTAAACCAGCAGGAGAACGTCCAAACAATCGAGTAACCGGAATCTCAACAATACCCGATAGCATCATCATAAATCTGTCAATAACATCCGGTATACCAGATAAAGAAATGGAATCTCTAATATAATCTTCATCAGTTCCAATGAGCACAGCTTTAATCATAGACTTAGATAACTCAATAGCCTGCATACGGGTTTGTAGCATCTTCTCATTACCCTGCATTAAGATCTCATCTAAATCTGCCAACTTGTATTTACCAATAACAAACTCATATAAAATCTGAGAAACAGAACCCATTGCACCAGAAAAATCTCGAATATAATCCCACGCTGATTGCACAACAGACAGGCCCCAATATTTTTGTACCACACTTAAACTTTGTGCTGATTGTGGAGCTTCCGCACCATGAAATTCGATACATCGAGAAGCATGAATATAATAGTCTTTAAATGCTCTTTTTACTTCATAATTTTTTGGTTTTATTTTATATTTTACAATTTTACCATAATCAGGCTTTGATGAATCAGTTTGGAAAACAGAACCATTAGTATCTATTTCACCTAAATCAAAGATACGTAGAAACTCTACATTCTTTACTTTTTTAAGATTCAATGTGTTCTGTGGCAACTTGCCATCCATAGCTCCTATATAGAGCAAAGAGCCACCCATCAATCTCGCCCATCTTACTGCGGTGTTGACCGCTTTTTGTGCACCAATCTCACGAAATTGAAGCTCTATTTCACCTTCTTCTTCTTCTTCCTTTTCTTCATCTATCTCAATCCATTGTCGAGTCATGTCGTCAGGAAAAGCATTCACTATCCTTTGTATAAGACCATCACCAACATACATACCTGATAATGTATCGAGACCAAGCATATTCGATGATTTGTAATTAGTAAAGGTTCGTTTATCTACATTCGTACCAAGACCGGAAACAAGGTTTTTCCATCCATCACTTCGTAATTTAATTTTAGGGTCTGTAACTTTTTCATCTGACACAGTTATTCACCTCACCATTTATATCGTTCAGAACGTGCATATGACTTTTTACTAAACGCGGCACGAATAAGAGACGCCGCAGAATCACAATTAGAAACCAAACTACCGTTCGCATAGTACACACCTACATCTTCTACAGTTAAATTATATACTGGAACGGTATTTCTTTGTTCGCGTTCTTGCTTTGCCTTTACATTTATCATTGCAATACTTCGACCTATCTGGATATTTGGTTTTATACTTTTTTCCACAATATTGACATTGCAATTCATATTGTTTTCCGAAATCAGTTCTGTTTCTCCGTGAGCAAATAGAAGAACAGAATCTTTGTGCATGTAACTTTGCTGTATATGGCTCTTTACAATATTCACAAATTCGTTCTTCCCTAAAAGCCCATGACTTTGATAAAGATCCTTCTGTATGTTTTTTATGCCATTCCAGACCTTCTTTACTCCCATGCCATTCTTTAGTTTTATCCCGTATTTTCTCCAAATGCTTTTTATTCTTTGCAGCATACTTCGGATTTTGATGATTTCTTTTAGCATGTATCGAAAGATGCTTAGCTCTTTCCAACAACTCCAAATTAGAAATGTCATTATTATCTGAATCAAAATCTTTATGATGAACATGGAATCCTTTAGGGACTTTCTTCTTATTATAAAATTCCCAAACAGCTTTATGTAATTGGACAGTACCTTTCCGCTCTGGTGCTGGTTGAACACAGAAATAATATCGCATCGATTTACTTCGAGAATATTCCTTTCCATTAAAAATAACTGTCTTTTTATTTCCCATTTTAATAAACTCCTTAAAGAGAGTTTATTTACGCGATCTAATGATGTCAAACTATCAAGACTATTGAAAGAATTATCAACTTGATTATAAATCTTATGATTCTTTGTACCGATCAATCCAAACTTAGAGATTACAGACCTATCGCCTGTACATCCTGAAACAAGAACTTCTTTTAATCCAAAAGGTGTCAAAACCTTATCTCCTTTTCGAATATCCTCTATGTTCTTATCACCTAAGATCGTTGCTACTTTTGTTCCTGCTACAAAACAACCATCATCCGGCTCTTGCTTCTCTCTATAGTCTAAGATTTGGCTCATATACTCACCATCAGTTAAATCTTCCGACCACGTAATATCATCCCAAACTTCCAATAAAAATGTAGAAATCTTCACATGCTTATTAGTCGTTTCTGAATAAGAGCTAACAGCAACACCCTTGGATTTCAACTCATCAGCAGTATACCCCTTATCTGGATTATCTTCAACGTAGACCTTTCTAACCCCATACTGCTTACACCATCGAACAACCTCATCAGTCCACAACTTCACATTCCCAGCAAATGATTTCCCAAAAGCCTGTAACTTCCCGTTAGATAACCTACCCATCACAGTAAACGCGCAATAATGATCACCATCAAATGCTGCATCAAGATGACCCCGGATAAGCTCAACACCATGACGTTGCCATTCCCCCCATCGAGGTTCTTTGAATAAAGCGTCATCATCTGCTACATGCTTCAATTCATAATTAGCAGCCCAAAGAGAACTGGTAGTTGTCGATCTCTTTTTAGCTATTTCTTTAAGAGATAATATCCCATCTATTGAACCTACAGGAAAATCAATTGGAGTAGGGCAAATCTTCCATGCATCTTCTTTATGCCACGGAGTACCTAAATATGATATAGGTTTTCCGGGATCAATAACATTGGTCGAAATTTCACGAACCATTGCGAGGGTGTGTTCACGCTCTGCTTTAGAGATCCGATCTTTAAGAGTAATAAAGTCATCAAATATAAACCTATCACCATGACGACCGGTAATAGCTGCATCAAGACCAAATGCGTTTAATGAACCTTCTGGTGTACTTGTTTCTTTAAAATTATATGTAATCTTTTCTTTTCGTTTAATAATAGCTTTAGGATATACATCCTGTACATATTTAAATAAATCCTGAATAGGATCAGACATCATCATATCATGTATAGTTTCTAAAGCATCAGAAGCATCAGTAAACTTTTTACGTATAATGAAAATTCTATCATTCGGATAAAGAAACAATAACCAATAAATAGGACCGATATGAACACATGATGTTGATTTATAAGATCCACGAAAAGCTCGAAGCGAACGAAAATCTACTATATCATCCCAAACATACTTAATCCAATCAGAATGAATATCAGTCAATTTATTTTTACCGGCAAGATGTCCTATTAAATGTGGATAATCAAAAAGCAGCTTTATATCTTCCGGTGTATATTGTGTAATTATTCGTTTAGATTCAGTTTTCGTCGTCGTCAACATGAACGGCCTCTTGTACAATAACGTCTTCTGAATCATCACCAGTATCATCGTCATCTATTACAACACGTTCTGTAATACGCTCGATCCTCGCTTTGCCTGTCATACCTTCTTTCAATTGCTTTTTGCCAGCATCAAGAATTCCACGAACCCGATCTTGAGTATCAGCTTCTTTCTTAGACGCTGGAGATGGTCTACCTGTTTTTACAAAATCCTTTAACTGCTTCATGGCTTCAGCCCGATTTGCCATCTTATATGTAGTTACGCGCCGATCAGCATCCTTACCACGATAATCCACATTCACACCATCTATTGCAAACAACGATTCTTCAGGGATCTTATCAAGAGGTTTCAGATCCCCATTGTCATTAAAGATATCTTTTGGATTCCACATAGCACGAGCTTGCCAAAACTGCATTTGCTGTAATTCAAAACGTTCTTGAAATGGAGTTAAAAAATGATCAATAAATTTAGTAATAGCAGAACGTACATTTTCTTTTCCCATAATCTGTAAACCACGACTACGGGCTTGTTTATCAGTTATACGACCGGTTGCAATCACACCAAATGCTTCTCGATATGCATCAGCGGATTTATGAAAGCCCTCAGTGCATACTAAACCAACAAATAATAATTCTTCTTTTGACAATTCCAAATCTGCAAACGACAAGTCTTCCGGTATAGTGTCTCGAATCGCTACATTACGGTTTCTTGCTCTCTTTCTCTTTTCTACTGAATCAGCCATATAAGAAACATACTACAATACCTAAAAGGTATACAAGCGATAGCTTCAAACAAAAAAAAAGACCATCTGTAGTAGATGGTCTTTGATTTAGAATATAACCGAATTTCTAACTTTTTGTGTCCGATTTCTTCCTTTTCGAAACAGGCGCGTTTTCTGCCGGAGTGTCCATTGCCATATCGGGTCCGTCGTCAACAACTGCTGAAGTTTTCTTCTTTTTGTCACTTGGCTTTGCATCAGCGACTTTCTTTTTTCTTGCAACAGGCTTTGCCTCAGTCTTAACCTCAGTCTTCGACTCTGTTTTAACCTTCGGTTTCGCGCCGGATTTGGCAGTCGGCTTTGCATCAGCCTTCGGTTTCGCATTGGTGGATTTTTTCGCAGTTGGCTTTTTGTCACCGGTTTTAACCTTTGGTGTATCTACCTTTGGCTCTTCAACTTTCGCTGGCTTTTCAATACCATACTCACGAATCTTCGCGTCCATCGTTTGTCGGGTGACATCAAGAATCATACAAACTCTTGTTTTCGGTGTAGTCTCTGTATTCCCTCTACCCCGCTGGTCCGGTTGTTCGCCGTAAATTACAGCAGCACGATTCCACTGTTTTTTACGATTACTTTCTAAATCATCAAGATCACTACGAATCTTCTTCAACTCTGCTACAATTGCTTTAGTCATATGTTCTCTCCTTCTACCTATATTATACTAACTACCTTCCTTTATGTATATTTATTTCAGAAAAATCAATTACCATTTCGAAATTACTAAAGAAATCGTCTTGTGACATAACCCATATAGCGCCATTCGACATTACTATTAACCAATAATTTATAGCAAGTGTAATTACTCCAATCTCTAAATTAAGAATAAAATTGTCAGAATAACCTCGTATCGCGCTACCCACGGTTCTACGTTCATAATTCACCATAGTCTCATCCAGAAAAGAAGCTATTTCATCTGAATTATCACCATCATGATGCATAACAGTATAAGTTATTGATCTTTGTCGAGCATTAAAGCGCATGTTTATCTAACCATTCATTATAATAACCATTATATATATTCCCAATTACCAATATACCCATCTCTATTACATCAAAAAAAGATATACATTCTCCCTTATAATCAATATCTATATAAATCTGAAAATCATGATCTATTTCTATAACACCTTCAATTGAACAATCACCATGAGATATAGTCTCTTCCATCGTAGCAACAATATCATTGATATAAATCGGAATCATATTTACATCTAATCCAATACAAATATCTTTTGAATACTGATGGAGATGATCACCACGGATATAAGGTCCGGGGTAAATGACAGGTTCACCAACAGCTATGTCTTCTACAAGAGTATGAGTCCATCCACCATCATCATTTTTAAGAGAACTATTAAAGTTCTCATATGCGACGATCTTATCATCAGTCATATCCACCGCTCTCAATAGTAACAAATTCATATATTCCTCTCCAAATTTTCCAACATGAGTTCTTCACCGCTCTCTGTGAGAACATCCTCTTTATCAAAACATGATTTAGGCAACCAAAATTTATCACCTAAATCATTTTCAAGCAAATATGAATTCGTAGTTTTTTTAAGAATAATAAGTTCCATTTCACAGTCTGTGCCTTCTAATCCTGTCATTACTTTTTCTCTTTTGCAAATAATATATTCTCAAGTGTTGCTGAAAATACAACCGTGTGAGCTAATGGAAACTCTCCTATATATTCTTTACCGGTTACTGGATCATAGATAAACCCGAGTAAAGACACTACGGCATGATGTGCTTCATAATCATCTAAGTCTAAGACTTTCATCTCAGCCCTAATCCCTTCACTATCTAATAACATTATCATGAGACTACAAAAATCAGCACAATCACCTCCGGTCATCAACGTTTCTGCCGGAAACTTAATAACATCCCTCGATGGGACATACGTAATGTTCGCATTAATCCACATTACAATCTCACGTGCGCGAACAATTTCAAGTGCTGGATCTGAATTAACTTTGATAATTGCAATAAGTAAAAGAATAGCGGTAAAGATCTGAACCTTGCGTATCATATCGAACCCCTTTTTCTCAATGTACTGGTATACTACTATAGTAAATCTTCCGAGTAAAGGATTGACTTCTGTTCTGTTATTTGGCCGGATGAGAAGGCAAGCTGTGCCGCGAGTTCACGATTAACAAAAATCCCATTGTCAGTAATAAACCCTTGTGCACAGCCTCTAAGAGAAGCGAAAGATATAGTTGCACTTAAAATTTCACTATGACTCTTTCCTATATGATTAATACCTTCTTTATCTTGAATAGCTGCATTTACAATTTTCGTTTTAGGTCGAATATATAATTCATCATATAAACAAGTAATATAATGTTTTACTACTTCCCAATTTTTTGAAAGCTCTTCAAATTGATCAGGAGATACATGAAACTTTAATTCATTTACATTAGATTGCATTTCGTTAACAGCAGAATGTTGTTTACTCATTTTTTACCATTACACCTTTTTTATATTTGAAACCTATATAGAACCTATTTGCTTCCATTCTATAACAGCCGTACCAAACGCCATAGCAGCCCATGATCTTGACGGATCAAGTGGTCTAAAATTAGACACCTGTTTAATTTCTCCATCACGAAAATGAACCTTAAAAGGTTCTTTACCTTTTATATTAAATGCTATAAGAAAACATAATTTATCATCTATTGTACCAAAACGACCCTCTTGAGCCATTTCATTATATTCAACATCAGTATAAGTACAAACGATATTGTCAAAAAAAGATTCAAGAAAATCTGTATCATCAATACAAATTGGAGTATTATTATTGATAGTAATTTGCATATCACCAATTAATATATCAGGCTTTCCTTTTAGATATTCAAGAATATCAAATAAAGACACTTCTTTTTTAAACGTTCCGTATTTTTTCATTTTAACCTCATTTTATATTAACATTATACCATTCGTTCAATGATTTTAATTGAAGCTGTAACTGCATAATTTGGTCACTTATTTTTTCTCAGCAAAACGATACGCCTCTTCTTTTGATGGAAAATATGTTATCATATCAGATACCCGATTAACTCGACCTTGACCGGCTATCCATACAGATAAATCATTAAACCGAATAATCTCAACAGATTCAATATCACTCCATCGATCATAAGTATACCAAGTATATGTTTCTTTCTGTTTAAAAGATAGATGTTTCTCTGCATGTTGTTTACAATACAAACCGTCAACACCATATCCATTTTTACGTGAACATTGATGTGTATGATTAAACGTAGCAGAAGTATGCACCCTCTGAACACACTGTTCAGACTTTTTAATCATCATCCGTTATTTGCTCCGTCAATGTTCGGCGTAATTTACTATTCATAAATTCAGCAGGAAATAAATCAAATAATTCAATAGTATGAACACTTCCATCATAAAGACGAATATGATTTTCATGATAACCAACATAACGAAAACCAAGACTCTCTAAAGCTTTTCGTGATGTATGCGGATTATCTCGAAAAATATATACACAAATTTTGTTCATAGCGTATTCAAAAAATAACTCTTCAAGAAAGATCACAAAATCAGCAACTATGCAAAGATCTTGATAAAGATCATTTTCATACTCGAACTTTGTAAAACTAATATTAGTTACGATATTTGTATCGCGCTCAATATCCGCTATCATATACGCTGCAAGAAATGTATCTAAATGACCAATTTTATTTATATAAGAAACTCTATGTATAGAACCCCATTCATCTTCCGGAACCTCCACCTTATACTGTGGTCTATTTTGAGTAACCGAGTATTTAAAATGTAACCGAGCTTTTTGTGTAGCCAAACAACATGCCCATTTAGTTTGAATCGCTTCTCGATTTATGTAAGCACTTTTAAGCATTTTCATTTTCCTTTTTATTTATATTTCGGATAATACGTCGAAGCTTACTCTGTCGAGCATGTTCATTAGCGCGTTCAGGATATACTCTCTTCCAAATCATAGCATTATTAATATTACAAGATTTACATTGAGATTGATGACCACGTGCCATGCGTTTATTTGCATAAAACTCACTAATAGGAAGAATTTTACCACAACAAGAACATTGATACGTACCCGGAATAAATCGAGGATACTTTTTCAAATCAATAGAGGTACGAAGCATATAATTATCCACACCTAATTTTATCTGAATGTCTTTCCACGACGCACCCATTTGACGAAAATGTTTAATCTCATTTATGTTATCAAAAATTATTGAACGATCAAGTTTTTTTGACATTTATTGGCGCTTCAGAATCATCAATTACTTTTGCAAATAACCATTCCCCATAGTCATTTCGACGATAACCAAAAGAACCAACAATAAGTAAAGAATTGTAAGTTTTCATTATGCTATTTTAAAAGGCGTTCTGAGACTAATTCGAATCAAAACCATTGGTAACAAATGAATGAATATGGTAAAAATATGCTGTTCAACTTTAACATCGTTTTCGCTATCTTCACTATTATCCGGTTGAACATAGCGTACAGCCTTATCACAATGAAATAATACACCGACCAAAATAGTTCCCGGATCAAAACTAAACTTCAAAGACACTTTCCATTTATTACTTTTATCACGCATTACAAATTCCTATTACGAAATAATTTGTAATAACTCGCAGCGAATCCCACACAAGAGTCACAAATATGTGTAATCTTCTTTCCTTTAGAATAAAAATCCTTTTCCCATACCCCGTCTTTACGACGTGATGCTACTATATCATTTTTAAATACAAGTTGATGGCACATATCACATTGGATCAAATCTATTCCAGTTGCTTTATCTTTTTTCTTCATGTCTCTATTATACTGTTCATTTGTCATTCTGTATAAACATTAAGACAAAAAAAACCGACCCATCTAATATTAGATGTTAGTCGGCTATTCGGCACACAGCCGAATCCTTTTTACCGTTTACCGGCGACGATTTATATCATATATATATATATTGCACAGGCCACAGCCTGAAATATCGGATATTTCAATTGAACGCCCATCGCTGATGGATTAACAGTATATGCCATCGAAGATACATATGATGTCTGTGCAACGAAATTGGCTGGCACAAAATCACGTTTCGATTCGATATTTATTTGTCGCCATGATTTGCCGGACTGTACAAAATTAACAACCGACGCTGGATATGACGATGTGAGGGGCATCCCCTTGGAGATAAACGGCATTGTAATAGTTACTGTCCACGAATTAAACCCAGATAGTACTGTATCGTTTTTTACGATAAAGCCCGTGGAACCAATATCTCTTTCAAAGTCATTGATCTCAGCGAATGTTGGTACTGTTACCAGTAATACCAAAATTACCAATAACGCCAATGTTCTAAAAACCTTTTTCAATTCAACCCTCCTGTTTTTTTTCTTAGCATTGATCTTTTTCTCTTCTCTGACACCTTTATTATACCAGAACAAAGTAATATTGTATTAAATCTAATCGACTTTTGCAAGCACATCATCGATTCTTTGATTCCATTCATCCGCGCCGCAATTACACTTATTTTTATCTACTCGATCATCAGCACAGCCATCTTCAGCTAATGGACAAGAATACCAACTATCTTCACAATAATTATGTTGCCGTTTTAAAGAAATAAGTGTTTCCTTTAACAATTCATTATCGGAAATTAGTTTTGCTTTGCTCATTCTAAACCCTCCATCATACGAACAACTCGACGCACTTCCTTTATGTCATAATCAGCCATAGTAAAAAGAACTCCCGG